GCGAATTCAACATCTGCTAACCTAAAACTTACAGTTCAAGCAACCGGTGAAAACTCGGGAACTTGGGGTCAAATTACAAATACAAACTTATTAATTTTAGAGCAAGCTATTGGTGGCTTTACAACGTTTAACTTAACTAACGCTAATAGATCTTTAACTTTTTCAAATGGTGCTTTATCAAATGGTAAAAACGATGTTATTAAATTAACAGGTACTTTAGCGGCTAACAGAACTGTTAGTATACCAGATTCAATTGAAAAAGTTTATAACGTACAAAACGCATGTGATCATGCTGGAAACACTTTAACTTTTAAAACATCATCAGGTACAGGTGTTCTTTTATGTGAAGGGAATAACTATGTATTATATTCTGATGGTACAAACATTGTAAAATTATCTGAGCAAAGAAACTGGAGAGTAGTTTCAGCAGCTGAAACAGTTCAAGCTGGTGCTCAACTTTTAGTAAATACAAGTGGTGGAGGAGTAACAATTACGCTACCAGCCTCACCTGCTACAGGGGATGAAGTTTCATTTGTAGATCAAGGATATGATTTTAACAGTAACTCATTGACTGTTGGACGAAATGGTTCTAATATAGCTAATGCAGCGTCCGATTTAACGGTCAGCACACAAGGCGCAGCTTTTTGTTTAGTCTTCTCAGGAGATGCAACAACAGGTTGGACTTATAAGGAGAAATAATAGATGTCAAATTACGAAGCTACAAAATACGATTTCGACGGAGCAAACCTTACTGGTATCGAAGGAATTCCTACAGCAACTATTGTGCCGTGGTCTTCTGCTTCAGTGCCAACAGGTTTTTTAGAGTGTAACGGTGCAGCCGTTTCAAGATCAACTTACTCTGCATTATTTGCAATCGTAGGCACAACTTACGGAGCTGGTGATGGTGCATCTACATTTAATTTACCTGATTTACAAGACAATGTTGCAATGGGTAAATCCGGAACTAAAGCTTTAGCATCAACTGGTGGAGCAAACACTGTTGCTTCATCTGGAAACGTTGGAGGTTCAACAGCTAACGCAACTTTATCAACAGCACAACTTGCATCACACTCTCACTCAATTAACCCTTTAGATAATCCAGGTGGTCCAACAGGAGAAACAACTAGACCTCAAAACCAGTTGAACTCAGGAAGTCACCCTAATACTGCTAACACAGGAAGTGGTCAGGGTCACTCTCATAATATGAGTGCAACTTTTTCTGGTGACGCAACTTCAGTTATACAACCTTATCTAACAATTATTTATATTATTAAAACTTAGGAGAAAAAATGGCCACAAACGCACAATGGACAGTAGTAATGGATGATAAAAAAATTATCAAACAAAGCGGTGATGCAGCTCAAACACCTTATGAAATTGATGATGATGATTTTTGGGGATTAGCTAAATGGAATAATATTTGGGCTATCCAATATGGAACACCAAATCCAAGTGATACTGTAGAATACAGAGATGATACACCTCACTCTACTTGGGAGGACGCAAACTTAGGTGACTTTCAAGATTTTATTACTAGATGGGACTCAGCTCACTTAGCTCAATTACAATCTGATTGGGATGGTGACAATGTTGATGGTGAAAGTGAATCTGATAAGATTTCTAGATTAGGCGCTAGACCTACATCATATACTAGTTAATTTTTTATTAAATTCAAATTTATTATATTTTTCTATAATATTAAATATTAAACTATATCTTAAATCATCTTCTTGATAGGTATCAAAACCATGTGATATTTCAGGAGGAAATATATAATAGTCTCCTGGTTTAGGTGTTATCTTTAAATTTAATTCTGGTAAAATTAAATCACATCCATTAGTTAAATATAAAATACCATGATAACAAGGATGTTTATGAAAATTTAATCTATCTCCTTTTTTTATTTCATTTCCCCACGCGTCTTTAATATCTTGTCTTTCTAAAAAATATTCAAATATATCTGGATGAGTAACTTGATACTTATTTATTAAATAGGTTATAAAATTAATAAACTCTGGTCTTTTTGTAAAAAAATCCCAATCAGTCATTCCACCTTTTACGTTCGTATAATTTTTTAAATTAGGGTTTAAATTATTTTTTATGGCAATTAATAAATTATTTATTATCTCTGGATAAGGATAATTTCCAAAAATTATATTTATATGTCTTAAATAAGATATATTTATACTATTTTTATTCTGATCTGTTTTAGAATTATTAATTGTTGTTATCATCAAGCATCATCCAAGATGTTAAAATATATTTCTCACCTGACAAAGGTGGATTTCCTCTGTGAAGATATGGAAACGCAGCAGGCCATATAACTATTCTACCCGCTTTAGGTTTAACTCTTTTTGAAAAATGTAAAAACTCTGTTTCTCCTCCTTCCTCTACATCATTAAGATATATAGAATAAACAAAAGCCCTTTTACTATCAAACTTATGACTACTATGTTCAAGATGCCAAATATGATATCCTTCTGTAGGTAAAGTTTTTTGTATTTTCATTCCAGTAAGTTTAAATCCTGTGCTTCCGTATGCTTCTTGTGCTCCTACATTTTTAGCATAATGATTCCAAGCAATATCATAATTAAAAATTATTGATTTTAAATCTTCCCACCAAACATCTATATTGTTTCCTATAGCAAAATATTGTTGATCTTGTTTTTTTAAGATCGACATGCCTTTTTCAGAACCAATTCTATTTACAGTATTTAAAAATTTGTTTTCAGTTTCGTATAATTTAATAGCATTATTACATTCTTCTTTAGTAATGTAGTTATCATATACACCAATAAAGTTGGTGATATTTACTGTTTTATCCATTATAATCTCTCTTTCATAATTTAAATAAGTATTATATAACGATTTATATGCTACAGAAATTAAAATTCAAGCCAGGATTTAACAAACAGGACACAGAATCAGGGGCCGAGGGTCAATGGACTGATGGAGATTTTGTTAGATTTAGATACGGACTACCTGAAAAAATAGGTGGATGGCTACAATTAACAGCNGCAAATAAAACATTACCAGGAGCAGCTAGGGCTCAAGTTGCATTTAGAAGTTTTGCAGGTGAGCAATATGCAGCTATTGGAACATCCCAAGGTTTATTTTTATATTATGGTAATGACTTTTTTGATATCACTCCTTTAGATACAGCTATAACTGGAGGAACATTAACAACTGTTAATGGATCTCGAACTGTAACTATTAACAAAGGATCACATGGTTTAGATGTTGGACGATACGTAACTCTTTCATCTGTTACTGTTACAGGAGCATCTGATTTTACAGCGGCTGAATTAGAACAACCATACGAAATATTAACTGTACCTGATGTAGACAAATTTACAGTTCAAGCCTCACGTGCTGAAGGAGGAACAGGAATGACTGCGGCAGGTGCCGTAACTGTTAATCCGTATGTTGAAGTTGGACCAACAACACAAACCACGGGGTATGGATGGAGCACATCAACGTGGGGAGCTTCGACTTGGGGCACAGCTAGAGCTACAAGTTCTGTGACCCTTGATCCAGGAAACTGGAGTCTTGATAACTTTGGTCAAGTATTAGTTGCAACTATATTTAATGGTAAAACTTTTACATGGGATGCAGGCGCATCAAATCCAAGATCTAACAGAGCATCTTTAACCACATCAGGTTTTGCAACTGGTAACAATCCTACAGCAAGCAGATTTACATTAGTCTCTGATAGAGATAGACATTTATTTCATTTTGGAACTGAAACTACAATTGGAGATACCACAACACAAGATCCTATGTTTGTAAGATTTTCTAATCAAGAAGATTTAAATACTTACACACCTACGGCTACTAACACTGCAGGTACGTTTAGATTAGATACCGGTAATGAAATACGAGCTGCTCTTCAAGGTAAAGACTATGTGTTTGTGTTAACAGATAATGCTGCATACGTAATTCAATTTGTAGGACCACCATTTACATTTAGTGTTAGACAAGTGGGCACCAACTGTGGATGTATTGGACAACACGCAGCCACATTCGTAAATGGAATAGTATTTTGGATGGGATCTCAAGGTGGATTCTTTGCATTTGATGGAACGGTAAAATCCTTACCATGTCTTGTAGAAGATTTTGTATTTAGCACAGATGGAGATAATCTAGGATTAAACTTTAGTTCAAGAGATGTTATCTTTGCAGGCGCAAATAATTTATATACAGAAGTAAATTGGTTTTATCCTAAAGATGGATCTGATCAAATTGATAGATGTGTGACTTATAACTATTCTGAAAATTGTTGGACGACATCGTCATTAGATAGAACAACATACGCTGATCAAGGTGTATTTGATAATCCTTATGCTACTGACTACGATGAGACTTTAACACCGGTATTTCCTGACATATTAGGAATTACAAATAAATATGGTGCTAGTATTTATTACGAACACGAACAAGGAACAGATCAAGTTAACAGCACAGCAACGACAGCTATCCCTGCATTTATTAGATCTGGAGATTGGGACATAACATCTAGACGTAGTGCTCTTGGTCAACAAACAGGCGTTGCAGATTACAGAGGAGATGGTGAATTCTTTATGGCTGTTAGACGATTTATACCTGATTTTAAATATCAAACAGGTAATGCTAAAGTAACTTTACTTGTTAGTGCATATCCAGACGATGTGGCTGTAAGTTCTCCACTTGGACCCTTTACAGTTACGTCAACAACTGATAAGG